AATTGGTAGAGACAACCACGTAGGCCCTCCCGAAGGATATTTTGTGGTTGGGGCTAGATTAGTTTCTGGCGAACGACCTTAGTTTTTATTTCTTGTTTACCGAGCACTCGTCTCATATTACTGTTTTCTTTTAAATTGGAGCTCATAGGATTTCTACGATCATTCTCGCGACCTACCAGCTGATGTTTTCTGATTGATGAGTTGTTTAGTGCGCTACTCCAAGGTCCGCTAATTTACTTCTTCGATAAGAAGCGGAGGCATTCTGTTGCCAACGACGCGACGGACTAAACCCCCCAAGAGGGGCCCGCCATATGACTGTATGGCAGAGGAAACAGCTCCTTTGGCTGCATCGAAGAGAAGCCTCATCATAGACGGAGTTTTTGCAGCATGTTTCACCTTGTTTCGAGCGTGGTCGGCAGCCACCATCTGAACAGGCTGGTGGTCCGCAGCCGGCGTAGCGAGTGCGCCTGTAACCGACCCTAGCGCAACTTGACACTCAAGATGCAGGACCACCTCATACCTGAGGACCGTGGTTGATGCGACAGCGCCGTCAATGACGACAACCAATTTATTCCAGGGGAGGTCTGTATTCCCAGAATCAACACTAAAGTATTCTTTCCAGGTCACCCCAATTGGTTTGCTGATCCACGTCAGATCTGCCTGTGCAAGAGCAAAGTCCTCAACCTCCTCAAAGAGGCCACTTTCGTAAGAGAACGTACTTCCACCATTTGGACGAGCTGGTACCGTGATGAGACGGATAGTCCCACTCGCATTGAGAGCTGGCTCAATGTCGATGAGACGTACGCCCCAGGCGACCAACCGATACGTGTTAAACGCGTCCGACATGGCGGTATAATCCGTAACTGAATCGTACGACCCCGTAAAAGTGATGACACCACTCGCCATAGAAGCGGCCTGTAGACGCTCCTGATAGATAGAAGGAGCGAACGCAAGCGCAGCCGCTCCATTGGAATCGGTAGGCAAAGTACCACGATCGCGGAGAGTCACGGCGACCGAACGAGAGGAATCGTCGTCCGGAATCTTCAACCCCACCGCCGCTTGGGAAAAGGGATTGACCAAACCATGCGCAGCTTCAAAGTGCTTAGCCACACTAGAAGTAAACTGGCCATAGCCACCGTCACCCACCGTCGCACGTCCATTGGAGTTCCCGGGTTTTGTGACCCTCACAGATGGACGCTCGTTGCGAATCGTGTTTCCACGCCTTGCACCTCCTTTAACCATACTTCCACACCAAATACACCACCAACAACACCACTGCTCCAATAAATTGCACTGTAATAACACCAACAAAACTAACCTCACTAACTTCCATGCACTTCCACTAAACTTGTAATTACCTTTCCTCTTGCTTGTTCCACAGGAACCGGAGCGCACCACTCCGGCTGGACTGACTCATAATAGCCCTCCAATGCTATCTGCTGGTCAGGGGGAATACCAAACGCACGGTAAAATGAGGCTCGAGTTTCAGGAGTTGGTTGATGGTGGTGGACTTCTAGGCCAATGGCCAAATAGTCCGACCCCGTGGTCAACTCAACATTCTTCTCCGCCCCAAAGCAGGCTAGGGTACTGTAAAACTGGTGGTAAATCGGCATGTCTCCTGCCAATGCTAATCCACAGCCCGCCACAGCAACCATCTTTGCCCGCCACTGCTTCTGCGTCTGGAACATCTTCACTTGAATCAGGTCCTTCTCCAAGGCACGCGCGGGGTGTCTCACCATAACCCATCGGTCTCGAGCCCACACAGGTGACGTCTGACAGAACACTATTTGCTCAAATACATCCGTCGTCTGCTCGATCTTAAGTTTAAACCCCATCCGTTTGTACCACCCTGGGAGTTGGGTGATGACCCTCTTCAACATCTTCCTCTCCAATAGTAGCACGCAATCATCGCCGTCATCAAAGATTCTCCAGGTCTTTGGAGGCGTGGCTCTGCGTAAGAACGTTGTCAGTACAGCTATCATCAGTAGGACATTGCCCAGTGACGTTGACATGTCCCCGCTCATGCGTTTTCCCCTCAGCTTGTACTTCACTAACCCGTCCCTGGTGCGAGCATATCCAAAGTTATTGCGCATCCTGTCCAAGTGCCACTCGAGGTCCTTGTCTCCAGGGAAAAACCACTGGTAGACCTGGTGTTCCCAACAAAGAGCTTCAAAGCTCACATGCTGGTCAAACCGGGACACATCGAGTACAATGGCTACGGGATCATCCATTGATTCCCAATGGTCGCGTAGAACTTTGGCGCGTTGCTCCACGTTCAAGCCTTTTGCTACTACTACTCCATCAAACATCTTGTTTAGCGCCGCATAGATTTGTTTCTCGATCGGTTTAATCCACCTTGCAATACTGCAATTGAATCTGCGTGAGCGTGGCTGAATCATGCGTGGTGGGCCGTCCTTGACGGCATCTACACATTCAGCTTTCACGAAAGTGTCAACAAAGGCATCTCGATAGCCCAAATCCCTTAGCCCAAGGGTTGCTATGGCAGCCTCATTCAGAGAGCGCTTCCGGCCAACGTAGTGACTGAGAAGTTCATCCCAGTCCCACGCGGCGGTGCGATGCGCCGTCTTCGTGAGATCGTCATAGAAGGGTTTGAGTACCTTGTTGAAGTCCTGGCGTGGCTTCCAGGGCTCATGGAACTTTCCGTCGGTCTGGACGAAAAAGAGACGTTCCAAGACACCTCGAACGCAGTTCTGGTGGGTTGAGTTATGAACGTTAAAGAGTTGGACCCTTTGGGTTCCGATGAGTCGACCAACTTCCCTAACGTGTCGCTTCCCCATGGGCTCCGCTTCGGCATGGAAGCGTCCTGACTCCATCAATCGTCTCACTTGTTTCCGTGGGACAATGGTGGATGTGTCAATGCCGAAGGTATGCCCGGGGCACCCCTAGCAATAACCTCCGCGGGGCGCTAACTCAGCGCTCAATCCCGCGAAGGCAGTACACGTGTACACGTGGCTCGCTACAATCTCATCGTGCAATGGCACAAATGTGAGAGCGACCGCCATGTCCAGGTACTTTGCCCTATCGACCACTCGGAGGTCGGCCTGTTCCTTCATCTTGACGCGGATAAAGGATTTGACCGCCAACATATTGGCCATAGTGGGGTCCATCAAACCAAATTCTGCCTTAGCCATAGTGGCATATTCGCGTGGTATCTTCGCGATCTTTGGTCGTGGCGACTTATCTTCTCCTTGGCTATTACCAGAGGCAACACTGCTAGTCTCATCAGCAGTGTCTTCGTCCGTGACGAATGCCTCAGCGCTGTACGATGCAACGGAGTGATTTGCATATAGCGCGTAGATGGAGGGTTCATTGATCCACCACCTATAAAACCTAACCAACAACCGCCAGCCATTTCTCACTATCGTAGGAAGATAGGAGAGACGTGTCCAGTTGAGGTAGGCACCCAAGCCCTTCAGTCCCAAGCGGGCCGCTTGACTCCCAAGATGGAGGCCAACCGACACCGCCAATAGCAGCACAAGTTTACGGTATCTAACAACTTTCATCGTTACGTTCCTCACTACCTTCGCTCGGCTATACACTGGGGGCGCTTGACTATTTATGAATCTGATTGTGATTCAAG